ACCGATGACGCGAGTCCGGGTGCTTTCCTACGCACAGTGCAACAATATCGCTATAACCTCCAGAGCCTGATGTATCGCCAGATTGCTAATTTGAACCGCTTTGTGTTTATAGTTGTAGAGAAAGAGCCACCATTTGCTGTGTGCTTCTATGAGCTCGGCAACGAGATTATGCAGAGGGCTTTTCTGGACTTCGAGCGAGCGACGATGCTCTACAAGGAGTGCACCGAAACGAACTGCTGGAACGGCTATTCGACCGAAATACAAATGCTCGACATTCCACAGAAATCTGGAATTATCAACTTCGCCTAACTACTATATTATTATGAACTCCAATAATCAAAACAATCTATCGACTTATAATTCTAAAATAGCTTTTCTGACTCAAGTCGAGTTAGCGAAAGAACTCTCGGTGCACCGAAGCACTATCTCGCTTTGGACAACAGCCGGATACATTCCCTCGATAAAGATAGGCAAGCGAGCGGTGCGTTACGACTTAGCCGAAGTCCGCCGTCACCTTAACTCAGTATCAAAATAATTTTAATATAATAATCCTATGAACTCCAATAATCAAAACACCAACACATCCACCGCATCCAACGCATCAAACTCTAACCAAGACCGCCCTGCTCTGTGCACGATCACTGAGTCTGGCACTTATCGCCTGCGTTTGTGCAACCCTAAAATCGATAAAATCACGCAAACAGAAGATGATGCTTTCGTTAAGCTCTTTTTCCTCGGAGAGAGCGGATTGTGCCTGAGCAAGAAATACCAAACTAAATACCCTATGGCTCTTGCGACGCTCGTTGGCAGACTCACAAAGACTTACAAGCAACCGCTGAAGGAAGGCAGTGACGCTAAGGCTCTCTTTGAATACATCCAGCCAGCTGTGAACAAATGGGCGGATATAAGTCTTGAAGTCAGCACGAACGAATGGAACGGAAAGATTTATTATAAATACAAATTCCTGAAGATTGAAGCAGTTGAGGTTAATTCTGTCGATAGCACTACAACCAGCACTACCGAAACCAACTCACCAGAAGCACTTCCTTTCTAATTCTAATTAACTTCCAAAATGGAAGACGGAATACAGAACTTCTGGCATATCATCCCGCAGCGAACGCTGGTGCTTATCTCCGGTTACGCTCGGGCTGGTAAGGATACACTCGGGGACGGCATCCTTGAGTGGTCAGAAAAGAACTCATGCAAGATTAACTTCGCAGAATCTCTTAAGGACTCCGCAAATGTCTGGCTTGATTGCCTCGGACTGAAAGGTGATTTTCACGATGAACAATTCAAGACGGCTAACAGGGACATTCTCGTAACGCTCGGTGAATTCGCTCGAAGCATCGACGCTAGCGTATTTGCTCGAGAACTCGCCGATCAAGTGGTGCACAGCTACGACGACGACGGCATTCCGCACGAGACTGTCATTTGCACCGATTGGAGATACCTGAATGAACTCACAACGTGCCAGCAATTCTTAATCCCGATGGGCTGGAAGATTAAAACGGTTTATGTAGAAACGACAGGACAGGAAGCAGCGAATGCAACTGAACTAAACAGCATCGGTGAGATTCGGGGTTTAATTAAATTCGACCAAGAATATTACTTCGCTGAAAATTGCAGAAACAAGATTCTCGCTGAGGGCAGAATGCTCGCTAAGCAGTGGATGCTTTGATGATATGGACTCAATTAACTTCAGCGTCGTTATTCCTTTTCCGAACGGAACTGAACTCAACCAGGAACAAATCAGATGGGCTGAATCTATCGGCATTAGTGCAGAGCGAGCGAAGTGGTTGGCTTCTTGCCCAGCGGGCACGAAATGCGGAGATAAAGACAAGCCACTAAGAGAATTAAAATATAACCCGATGGCTTACCTGCACAGAATTCCTGCTTACCGAAATTACTATTTCAGAATCCATCGACGAGGCGTTAAGATAGTCAAAAAACTCTCTCCTGACCTCGAAGAATCAATGCATATGCGAGACGCTATCTGTCGTCAAATGGGCATCTATCTTGTGCCGAAACCTGACTAACCAATTACAATTTCCCTATGAAAACAAAAACACCACAAAAACAGTCAAATAACCTAAAAACAAGAAAGCCAATTCGCTTTGTCGCTGCGGGAGATAACCACGGCGATATGGCAGACCCTGAGGCACTTGGAGCTCTCTTTGCTTTTTGCAAGGACTACAAACCTGACGTCAGAATTGCCCTCGGTGATTGCTTTGACTTCAGAAGCCTGCGTAGAGGCGTAGGCAATGACGCTGAATCTTCAGAGAGCCTTAAGGCAGACATCGACGCCGGGCTGGACTTTCTGAATAAATACCGACCTGACGTTTATCTATTTGGTAACCACGAGGCACGACTTGATTCCTTAATTCATACATCAGGAAGTGCTATTTACAGGGATTACTGCCAAGATGTTAAAGACGGCATCATTCGCGGTGCTCGTAAGGCTGGTGCTAAAACCATTCTTCCATGGCACGCTGAGAAAGGAGTATATCGTCTCGGTCCTGTTGCTTTTATTCACGGATACAATCACGGAAACAACGCCACGACAGAGCAAGGAAGGCACTACGCAGACAGAGGCGGTGCATTGATTCACGGACACACGCACAACCTAGCTCAGATTAACCTCACGAAGCACGAGGGCGGGGTAGCATTCTCAGCTGGATGCTTATGCCGCAAGGAAGAAATGCATTACGCCTCGCATAGAATCGCAACATCTCGATGGGGTAGCGGATTCGCGGCTGGCTGGATTGACGGCGATGATTGGAAAGTGTTCCTGGTGCACAAGGTCGGCGGTCGATGGATCTGGCAGTCGGACTTAAAAGTCTGGACTCCGCCTAAGTAACTCACAGAAGAAATTCACAAAATAAACAAAACTCACTCACAAAACAAAAAACCCACAATGAAAAAACAGCAAATCAACGATCCTGCTTTCTTAGCGATAATGCTCGCTGAGATTCACAAGAAAGCAGAGAAAGTGCCCGAGGGATATTATACTTCGAAACAATGGTCGGAACGATGGAACGGCAGAGGAAAACCAGATAAGATTCTAAAGATTGGAATCCTCGCTGGCATCATTGAACGCAGAGATTTCAGAATCAGCGTCGGCGACGGCAGAGTGCTACCGATTGCTCACTATAAGTTTCTCGGCGAGGAAAAGAAGAAACCGCATTCTAAAAAATCTAATTCCAAATAATTAGACTAATGAATTCAATACCTTGCTCAATCGAATCTGAGCAATACCTGCTCGGCGTTGTCATTCGGGATAACCTCGACCTCAACGAAATCGGACTCAATCCACAGGACTTCTTTGAACCACGACATCAGGACATCGCTCAAGCTGCGATTCTGTGTAAAGAGGAACTTATCGAAATTAACGAAATCAGCATTGGCTCTGTGCTTTTGTCGAAAGGGTTTAACTACACCACTTACATCAACGAATGCACAACCAACGTCGGCTTTACTGCTCTGAACAAATTCTGGGCTCAGGAAATCAAACGCACAGCGAAACTCCGCCAGATTCAACTGCACGCCAAGAAGCTCCTCGACTACACAACCCAGCCAGATTCCAACCCAGATGCCCTGCTCGACTACGCAGAGGGCACATTCAAATCCTTCAGCAGGGAGACCAAAACAGGGCTACAGGAGATGCAACTTAGTGCTCTGGCTGAATTCGACCGCACCAACGATCCAGACCTCGTCATCGGAAAATACCGCTGGCTGTGCAAAGGAGGCTCGATGCTTCTCGTTTCGCAGTCTGGTGTCGGTAAGTCGTCGTTCACGATGCAATTTGTCATCAGTCTGTGCATTAAGCATCCTAAGGGATTCTTCGGCATAGAAGCACCAAGACCGCTCCGAGTGGTAATCCTGCAGGCAGAGAATGACATCGGGGATGTCAGCGAATCGTTTCAGGACATCACTAAGGGAATGAATCTTGGATTTGAGGAGAAAGATTTATTAAAAGAGAACCTAAGAATCTTCCGAGACACTGCCTCCGTTGGTCCAGAATTTCTTAAGCGCATGAAGGAACTCATTGTGCTGCACAGAGCGGATGTATTTGTTGTAGATCCGTTGCTATCATTTGCTGGCATCGAAGTATCAGACCAGAAGCAAATGACTGAATTTCTACGGCATGGCGTCGCTCGGGTGCTCGAGGAAACAGGGGCGGTGCTAATTGCAGTGCACCACACCACCAAGCCTCGGTCATCAAAAGACCGCGAAGGGCAAACAGACACTGATTTAGCCTACTCTGGTGCTGGAGCATCTGAGCTCGTGAACTACGTCAGAGAAGTCGGCGTTCTCCAGCGAGCACAGGGTTCTGAGCCCGTCTTCAAATTCTCTCTCACTAAACGCCGAAACCGAGCAGGAATGCGAAACATCGATGGCGACTTCAGCCATGAAATCTACGTCAGACATGCTCGGGATAGAAATTCCATTCGCTGGGAATACAGCTCTGCCCCAGAAATAGGCACAGAGCCAGAAAAGTCACAAAAACAGCAAAAAACCCCGAAATTCTAATTCCTTAATGCAACTTACTTGCAATCTCAAAACTGTCTCAGCCGTGGAGAATGCTTCGGAGAATGCTTCGGAGAATGCTTCTTATCTCTTATAAAGAGATAAAGAGAATCTCACTTCGCTTCGCTTCCGCCTTCGGCTCGCTCTCTTGTTCGATTCTTAGATACAAGATACAAAATACAAAACAAAATGAATAAACAAAATGAATAAACAAAACACAAAAGCACACAAGTCTCACAGATTGGCTAATCTTAGAAGAAAACTTTGGAAGAATGAATATCAGAGAATGAAATCGATTGCTCTTTCAGGGAATAAGCGATCCACCGAGAATCATCGCAGGAAGTCATTGGTGATGCGAGAATGGGTGCAAAACAGCATACCAAAAACAATAACCTCTGATGCATTGAAGGAACTCATTGAGTCATTGGATTACAAATTCAGCGACGGAAGGAATAAGAAGACTGATAGCTTTATCCGGCGACTTAAGGACAGAAACCTAATTCGGTTTGATTGGCAGACAGGTTGCTATGTGAATCTGACGAGAGAATAACTTACCTCACTTGCTTTTCCTTGCTTCAGATGTTAATAACCTATTGTGCAGAGGAAATCGTGCTATGATGTGCAAGCTCCGAAAGCGGACGCTCGGCGGTTTGATAAGTGGTTCTTCTCGTTGAGCAGGAAGGAGCAAGAGAAGTTACGCGATCACGGTGTTTTGCCTTACAGAGAAATGTGGCAGCCTAAGCACGTCTTTGAAGTGAAGGAGAACCACAAGGCTTGGGGAACGACTGACAGAACGGAACGAATAGAGACTGATGAATTTATAAGCAGGGAGCACGTGCTGAATTCGTTGCGAGCATTTATGCAGGCTTTAACGCAGACTGATTCATTCGTTATTCGTAGGCACATTGAATTCGTGAAGTGG